TCTAAGACGCCTGAAAAGACAAACGTTCTAATCCCATTCGCATCTGTTCCATTCGTTGTCAGGTACTTTACAACAACAGTTGCTTGATCTTCTAATTTCTTACCAATAACACCATCACCAAAGATTAGCTCATATCTCTGGTCATCAATCTCATTAAGGAAGAATACTTTAGAATCTCCTGTAATATCTAAAATGTTATCTGCTAATAGATAAGGTTCACTAATAGTAGATCCATCTACAGTCACACTGACCTTAATAGTAGATGCATCAATGTTTCTGTTGTCTAAAATAAATCTTTGTGTCTTATTTGAGGTGTTAACTGTATAGGTATTAGTAAGGAACGTTCCCTCTCTCACTAATATGTTATTAAATGTTGCAGAATCGTTAACGACCTGTGCTGTAACGTTACTTGGTGTTACAAATTGATAAATCCTATTATTAAATGACGCAACAAACCCTGTTCCTTCCTTTAAAATAACTTCAGTATCAGAAGTTGAACTTGTATAATCTACCTTAAGTGATACGTATGCAGTAGGAGAGGTAACAGATCTAGGTCTATACCCTAATTGCCTTGCAATGGATACTACGTTGTCTCTCAACGTTGCTGAATCAATGAATAACTCATTGACTGCCATATTAGTGTTAAACGCCGTGTAGTACGTGTTATACGCTAATACGTCTAATAGATTACTAAGGACAGAACCTTCAAAATCATAGTCAGTAAAATCTGACTGCGATCTCATGTACTCCTTGAGAACCGTCTTGATATCCTTAAAATCGAGATTTGATATTTGTGCGTATGGCATTTATCGGGTTCTCTCTAATACAAAGTTGATCTGCTGTGGTGCATCGTTTCTGCCAGTGATATCGAAATGAACCTCTACATTAAAACCATTTAGACGCATGTCAGGTGTACAAATAACATCTAGTACTCGAATTCTAGGTTCATATTGACCTAATACATTTGCAACCTCAGTTTGAATAATTGCAGCACTAGCATAGTCAAGAGGTTCAAATAACATATCTGTTACCGAACTACCTAAATCTGGGTTATATAATCTCTCACGCTTCTGAGTTAACAGAAGATTCATAATCGATTGTTTAATTGCAGCCTTATCCTTGACCGACAATAAATCATCGGTCATAGGATGTCTCTTAAACGTGACGCTCAAATCTTTAAACGTCTTGAAGGTCTGCATTACAGAAAGATACGAAGCTATTTGTATTTATTCACTTACCGCAAAATCCGTCTGCCCATTCCTCCTGATTGTCAAATAACTCGCCCTCTTCCATCTTTTTTCGCTTGCCGATTCGGCGCAGGTATTTGTCACTTTCCACCTCAGTGATAAGTGTCTGCCCCGAATTAACGAATTCGTTCGATTTGTCTACTCGTCCCACCATGATATCCTCCTTGGACATATCTATTTAATCAAATCCTTAAGTGCTTGTCGCGCCTCTATAACAGAGTTAAGAGGATTCTCAAATGGAATCTCTATTGTTACCTCAATTGAGTCAGTAGTTAGTTTCGTCATCTTTACAGATTTAATCCTATCTACATTCCTCAAATAAGATTCAACAGCATCCATATGATCTTCATTCATATGCTTACAAATCCTCTTACTTTCTTCTGGAGTGATCATCCTCTACCCTGACCACGATAACGCTTCTTCCTACCATTGCTGGAAGTCGCACTGTACTTCGTATGCATACTAGATCCCTGACGGGTCTTCTTTGGTTTGCTCTCAATGAACTCACCACCGCTGATGCCTGCTTTTGCTTTTGCCACATTTTAAAATTAAAGGTTTGAACCAATTACTATTGTAGGATGTTGGAACGGTGCTGTCAAGGGCCTCGGTGAACCGAAAGGTAACGATGCTTCATCCCCACTGACCGCAGGTAACTTGCCATTGAAAAGTACAGTTTTATTGACCTTCGGTTCAATTATTCTTGTACCAATCTGGCAAGGTGCTGGAATTAATGGGTTGATCTTCACACCACCCACAGGAGAGATTATACTGCCTGAATAATAGATCATGACGGGACTGCCCCCAACCATCACTGTCGTGGGTGTTGGTATCCCTCCCAGTGGTGTTGGAGGGTATATGCAGTTTCCATCCTGACTCGTTGTATCGAGTGTCTGGGATCCTGCTAAGAATGCCATGTTAGATTCCTTTTGCTAGTTTTACAAGATCTCCCTTGATCCCTTCCACATTGTTATGCAAATAATCTAAGGTCTGAGAAATCGTCTCATACTCCTCAGAATTCGGACGATGGTACATTAAGGTGGGTTGCTCCAGTTGGGAGATCCGTTGGTCCAGGCTCGTCAATCTCTCTGACAGCCAGAGGAGTGTTCTCTCCTGCTCGTTCAACTTCTCCTGTAACTCTTCCATCATTTTGATCTCCTCTCATGAATGCATTGGACGCACGACTTTCAAAATCATCGCAGAACTCGTCGAAGTTTGCAAGGATCTTATCGTAGTCACTATAATCGACTTTTTGGGGCATTTTTTCCTGGGAAAATTTTTTTGATTTTCAAGGTTTTAAAAAAACCATTTCAAAATATATTTATCTCTCGTCTGGATACTTTTGTAGGTTAGGGAAGGGGTAGGAGTCCCAAACCCGCTTGGGGGCAAAGGGGGCATAAAAAAGGGGGCGCATCACTGCCCCCCTGTCATTTACACACATGCCCTGGGACTTACTGCTTAAGTTCGACTTAAATGCGATTGAACGCAACCTTGAAAGTCTTACTGCCCAGAGCTAGTGGATGAGATCACATCTCATCTAGCATCTCATCCATTTCACAGGTGTTGATGCTGGGGTCCATCCATCTCACGCCGTCTGGTGTGATTTGTCCATAGATGTTCTCAAGCGTGGGGATGAGTTCATCATATGAAGTAGCACGACGGGCGAGTGAATACATGCCCTCATCATTGCCCAACCACAGTGCCACATTCCATGTCTCATAGTTCGTCCACCCATTGTATGTGGTGTCGGTTGTCTGTGTCTGATAGGTTGAGAAGGTCATGTGCCTGATGTGTTTGTGTATGTTCTTATTATAAGGGGCGAGCATGACGGATGGGGTCATGCTGTGCCACTATGTCAACTGTCCTGATGGACGTAATATTTAACGTTCACCACGTATAGGGTAAGCATGGCGACCGCTATGCCAGCGAACCCGATCCATAGGATCGGACTCTGTGGGAAGTCGTATGTAGGGATGCTCTGCATTAGTGCCTATCCGAAATGTACCAAGTTCCACCAGTGGGAACTTCGAGGGTTTGAAAATTGCGTTTTGCCATTGCGTCAAGGGCAGCACGTACAACGGGATCTTTTGCCGCTGTCTCGTTCATGAGGACAGCACCGTTGTAATAGGATTTGAGTTCTTTGTTTGTCATGTCCTTATTATAGAGGATGATGGGGACAATGCTAGATGAGGTGTGACAGATGTTCGTTTGTCACACCTGTCTCTCCCTCGTAGACGCGAACCCACTTAATAGGGGTTGTGTTGTTGTTGATCCTATAGATCATTTGGTCGCCCCTTTGCTGAGATGCGATCTTGTATGCTGTGTCGATGTCGGCGCAATAAACGCAGCCGCTCTCATCGAACTTTTGCCAGTTTGCTGGTTGGACTGCCCAAGTGGTTTGCATTTGCTTTGTTGTCTGTTGTTCTAATTATAGAGGCAAGGAAGCGCACTGACTTGATAGCTAGTGACAGTTCCTTAAGTGGTCTCTGACTCCCCGCTGCGGGGAGATATGGGAGAGAATAGTGGTTCACTTGGTTAGTTGCTTTGCTATGTTGTGCCCGACGAAACCGCGGACCTGATATGGGACTGTAACCTGGACGCCACGGCGACGATATACAAAATGATTGCCGCCGTTTCTGTCCAGTGTCCACCCGTGAACCTTTGCTAGTTTCTTTAGTTGTCTTGTTGTCATGTGAAGGCGTAATGCGTTTGGACTTGAGATATCAAGACTGCCTCCTGTCTGAATGCTCGCTTGTATGCTGCAGCGATTGCCTCAAACTTTGGCATGTAGTCTTGGACCTCGTCGTCTGCAATTTCAATGTAGAAAATTTTGGTCTTTTCAAACTCACCCTGCCAGATGCCC